TTGATTGACTTGTGAAGGAAACCAAGAGTCATTCTTTTGTTTAAATCTTGTAGTCCAGAAGGACAGAATGTAATTGAATCAGTTGCCATCTTGACACCCTGAGACAAAGACATATCGCCAACTGGTCCTAATACACCACCCTTATAAAAACCTTTTGGGTTATAAAGATAGTAGTCAACAAACGTACCGTATTCAAACTCAAGCGCAGTGCCCTTGATTGCCTCACGAGCTAGAGAGTCTTTCGGTTTGTTTTCAAGTTTTTGACGAACCTTCTTGATCTTCATGGGATCAATGTACCGAAGTTCCGTAATACCTTTCTTTGGATTATCTAAATCGATAACCTTGTGATAATAAAGTCTTCCGTCAATATACCAAGATCTGACAATCTCATGTGCGCGATGGTCAAAGTTTAAAAGTTTTTTGAGGTATTCAAATTCGTCACGAATTTTTCTTTTAATTCCCATGCCAGCATCTAGATTGTCTAGATTAACTTCAACGGGGGTATCGTGAGCATCGCTCACAATAAATTCATTAACGACTTCATCAACAGCACTATCAACCTCAGGATGTAGTGCCATGTCACGATAACGACGGATCATTTCAAACTCATTACGAGCTTGATTATCCGTGTCTACATATGTTCCATAATATCCACCTGCTGCTACGGCAATTGCCTCATCAGCATTAGGAGGGACAGGGGACTGACCCTTCTGACCCTCCTTGCGATTAATTTGGAAGCCAAATAACTGACTCATGATTACCTATTCAAATAAGTATGCTTCCAACTATTTATCAGACCACGCCGATGGTACTTACGCCTTCGCGTGAACCACCTTGTGCAGTGAAATAAGAATACTGCCACTCAACTGTGAATTCTTCAATCTGGTCATTGCTATCATAAGCAAGATCGATTGGAGAAACGTTAGTTGGGAAACAATGCAGTAGTGTATACTGTCTTAAGACAGCTCCACCTGCAGAAGCATCCTTTTCAAGTTGCTTAACAATTAGTTCACCCATGTAACCATCACTCTTGTTAGGTTTGAACAGAGGAGCAGAGTTATCATCATGAGTATTGATGGTATTTGCCCACTGCTCAAAGAAGGAGCGTAGTTTAAGATCCTTATCGTTGAAGAATGTTGCAGTCCATGTATCGAAGGTACGATCACCTGCGATTTTAACTGTTCTTCCTCTGAAAGGAACTTCGATCACACCCAAGTTAGAACCTGGAAGTGCTGCAGACTTGCACATTACGTTGATCAAGTCTTGCGAATCGTTTTTATCTAGAACATCAGGAAACTTGATGTCAACCATAAACATGTTAGGTTTGACGCCTTGCCCGATATTCTGTAAAAACGAACTTACGTTATTGACTGTTGCCATTGTTTTTTACCTCGTGTTTTTTCTCGTTATATTTTAGATTATCTACCGACGACTTCAGCGAACGAGACACCCGTTCTTGTAGCAGTTACAGTAACTGTTACGTAATTAATCGAGCGTGTAGGCTTGAGGTAGAGTTCAGCAACAAACTCATTTCTGTCAATGACTTCAGGAGTATTGTTGGTATCATCGCAAACAACTAGGAAATCAGTTACACCTCTACGTGCCTGAACCTCAGCAAGGTAAGAACCAATAGAGGAAGCAAACCCTGAACGAGTTGTTTCATCATTCTGTTCAAATAGAACTGCTTCTGCAAGTCCTCTAGCTCTCTTCTCAACATTGAGGAAGAGACGACGAACGTTAATACGATCGAAAGAAGAAGGTGATGCAAGTGCAGTCTTGTCTCCAAATAGGATAGGACCTGAGCCAGGGAAGGCAACGATTGGGTTCACTGCACTGGTGTAAAGATCATCTCTCTGTGCCTTGTTAGGGTTGAAAGCAAGTTTTACAACATTTTGTAGACCACCACGACTAGTTCCTGCGGGAGAGAACCAATCATCTAGAATTGCGGAAGTAGAAACACAAAGACCAGCAACGTCACCGTTACAACCAATGTAACGATACTTGTCGTTGAATCTATCGTATGTGTACTTAAGTCCACTGTCTTTTACAACGTAAGAACTAGAAGCAATGTTATCCATGAAGGATAGTGTGTTAGCTAATTGAGTTGCAGGTGTAAGTGCAGCACCACCAGAGGTAGCTATTTGAGCACCAGACCAAGGAGAAACGAATGCAATGCAATCCTTTCTGCTATTTGCAACAGCAGCAACTGCTTGTGCTTTAGAAATTGTGTCTGCTTCGGTAGCAGCGTCACCACCCATTAGAACGAAGTCTACAGTGGTTTCTTCAGTGTCTAGGAATAGATCGTATCCTGCTTGTACTTCACCAGCAGTGTATGCATAGTCATCAGTACCACCAGATAGAGATCCACCAGCAGTAGACTTGATGTATGCAATAACCAATGGAGATGCAGCAGTAGCACCGTAAGATGCAGCAGCAGCGCCAGGATCTTCACCAAGTGTACTAAACTCAGCAGAACTTAATCCTTGACCTGCATAAACAAATCTAGAAAATTCATTAACAGTATTTTTCCAATAAGAAGAAGCACCTTCAGGTGACTTAGCATCAGAAAGTTTTGAAAGATATGTCAATCTTTCGACAATGGTGTTTGATGTTTCATCAATAACAGCAACGTGTACTTCGTCAGCAGATAGATAACGCTCGGAAGCGAAAGCAGAAGTGCCAGGACGAGGAGCAATAGATTTATATGTTAAACCAGTTGATCCGATTGGAAGTGCGTTCCAGTCAGAGTTGGTGAAAGCAGACTTAGTGAAACTGTTACCAGTTACTGCAGGAGCAGCACCTTCTTTAATACCAACAGTGTTAGCATCAATAACAACAGTAACTTCGTGATCGTTAGCACCGTCATTAACTGTGCCACCAACAGCAAGACCGTGACCAGCTTTGGTCATCTTTGCATCTGCCACTTTATCTACAATAACAACACGAAGGTTGTTACCATCTGCGCCAGCATCTCTAGCAGCAAATTTTTCAGTAGTTACGCCTGCATCGAAGTCGTCCTTACTACCAACAAGAACTCCCGAACCAGAAACTGTTGCGTTTAGAACTCCAGTAGCTGCACGAACAACAGCTAACGTTCCACCATAACGAAGGAATTCGGATGCTATTAACCAATCAGAAGCGTTTGCCTCATCTGGTGCTCCAAATACATCAATAAGTTCTCTTTCAGAACCAATTTGTACAATTTTGCCTACTGGTCCTTTGCGGAATGAAGAGGACATAGCACCACGAAGGGCACTAGAACCAACTACAACTGCATTGGACAAATCACGTTCTCTAATAACAACACCAGGCGAGACTTGACTTGCCATGTTTTTTTACCTCTAGATATCAAATTTATCTAAATGTATTTAGAAATTCTTACTGCTCTAGAGGGGAAACAATGCATGAACAACCTACCAGTCTGGATATATCCAATCAGACAAAGATTGTTTTATTTTTCTAGAATTTAAAATTCTGTTGATCGTACAATCTTTACATTCATACGAATATGCTGATGGTAATCCTCTCTTAGATCTTCTAGTCATATAAAAATCTTCAATGAGATTCTTGTTTTTATTGCAAGACCTACATCGTCTTTCTTTAAAAAGAAGGTGTTCTAAACTGAACTGCTCCCCAATATCCATCAGTAGTTCCACATATATCCAACTTCTTCTTGCTTGTCTCCGTATGCCCACAGATCGCCTTCTGCATCCAGGAAGGTATCGTCACCCATGCCATCATCAATAAAACCAAAAGGAGACATATCCTGTTCAATTTGATTTCTTTGTTCATCGTAGATTCTCCTTCTAATATCTTGGTCAGTCATATCTTTAAAATATTCCTGCATGACTAACCATGCAAACAATACCATACACATTACGAGGTCATCATGATAACCTTCATCTGCTTCCCATGCTTGTTTCTTTTGTACAAACGTAGTTAGCTCTTGGAAAATTTGGAAGTCATTAAACAATAACTTATCTTCTTCAATAATAGCTTTGAGATTAGAGCAACCGATCTTCTTGACAGTTACACTCATCTTGACACCTAGTTGTGTTTTCGATCCTGAGAACCCTTGCCCTACGACTTGACCTGCTCTACCACGCATCGCACACATAAGTACGTTGGGATATTCAAGATCGTAATTAAGAGTAGCAGCGATAGAATCTCCAATGTCATTTACCTCTACTAGAATATACGGGTTGTTATATTCTTTTGCTACTTGAAAGATTACCGAGGGAAACAGTACAGGTTTAATCTCATTATTTCTGTACTTCGCAACGATCTGATACGGGACACTGGTGATATCAAACACGAGGAAAGCAGAATAGTCGCCACCAATTCCTCTGGCAACATCGACAGTAATAATATATTCGTGATCTTTTTCTGCTCTCTTATAAACGTCAAGTCCTGCATTGCTAGCTATGGGGTCATGGAATGGTATAGTTTGTAATTTGGATGGACTGATTAAAGTATCAGCAGATCCAAGGAAGTCACACTCAAACTCTTGTGCAAACTGTCTGGGTGAAGTATTTTTAATTGTCTCTTCTTTCCACTTAGCATCTCTGCCAGGTACTTGAGACCAGTGAACTTCATTTGTAGTATAATCATTTCTACCTCTACTAGCATCCTCCCACATCTTGTAGAAGTGATTCATGCCATTAGGCGTAGAGATAATAATTACTTTTGTTGATTTACCAGAAGTAATAGTAGGATATACTGATGCAAAGAATTGTTCTGCGACATGGTTAGGGACGAATGCAAACTCGTCAAGGAATAGAATGTTGAAGGACATACCTCTAACCGCACTAGCAGAGGTAGAAGCAGCCAATATTTTAGATCCATTTTCGAGTTCGACATTACCTTTGTTCCATACTAATATTCCATGTTGCATCCATTTAGGTAGATTCTCGTAGGCAAGTTGTAATCTTCCTAGCAGTTCCCTAGCGGTAGATGCCTTGTTTGCAAGAATACCAATGTTGACACTATCATAAAAAATTGCGTAATAAAGAAGATAGGCAACCACAGTGGTACTTTTACCTGTCTGTCTAGGTAGCTTTGCGATGTTGAATCTGTTTTCATGAAAATCATTTAGAATCTTTTTTTGAAAATCATACATGCTGAAAGGAACCAAACCTTCATCCAGCGAGATGATCTTGATATAGTTCATTGCAAAATAGATGGGATCACTCTTACACTTGATCCACTCATCAATTTGCTTTTTTGTAAACTGTATTGGGGTCCCAGCCTTTTTCAGGTTGGGATTACCCAAATATACATCATTACTTGCCACGACAAAAAATTAGTTCACTATTAATATTTAGAAATCAAAATTCTTATTAAGTTCTTCCATAGCATCTTTCTTTCCTTTGAGCATACCGTCAATAAAACCAGAACGATATTCCCAAGTTTGTCCACCCTCTTTCCCTTTCATGGGATTGATGCACTGATCGTTTCCATGCTTATTACAAACAAGACCAGCAAGATCAAGTTCACTAGAGTCAGATGAAGCTCCAGTGCCACGCCAGACATGTGTACCATTGATCCAAGTTGCTCCACATTTTTCACATTCTTTTCTTTCCAGTTTTAAATTTGAAAATTCCATAATTACTCCTGTGCTTCAATATGAGTGAAAGTATAATCAGCAAGCATAGCAAATAATTGTTGCTTGATCATATGTAAATATTCTTGCTCTTCAGCGGGACGTGCAGGGGAGCCTGGCCACATTTCCAAAGAATAGCAGACTACAGAGTATAATGACTTAACGTCATGTATACCCATTCTAAATTCGCAATACCAATCCTCATCATAATCATAATTAGGATTTGTATTATTCATTCGATGTACTTTTCGATAACCTCTAGTTGATCATGCCAGTGTGAAATAGCACTGACTTCAGCTTCTAATGCAGACATAACATCTGGATGTTCTCCAATTCCTACAGGATTTTGAAGATAAACTTCAACATTAATTTTATGTTTTTCAATTTGACCTAAGGCATGTTGCTTAAGTGCGCTAATCATTTTGTCTCTCATATTATTTACTCTGTTAAAGTACCATGTTGTCTACGAATTTCGCGAAGTGCTTCTAAGTTCATATCTTTAGTGCCTCCGTCGTATGCATGAGCGAAACCTTCTGTAATCATTTGCTCGTTAAGGGACACACTGTCGTCCCCAATGTAAAGCCAACCCAGAAGACGCCCGTATTTGCCAGTGCCACCAACAAGTTCAGTCCTAACAGACAACTCATCATCACCAGCC